GCACCCTCACCTGTCTATTTAATCATACCTGCCAGCCCGCAGTGAAGTTTATTCTGATTAGATGCACCTGGCGCAGGTTGACCCCCTCCCGCTGTGCCTCTTCACCCGCATAAATACCAGCATGAATCACAAGAAGCAGTGGCACGAGCTCAGCCCCATCACCCAGCGCCGCCTGGTCCGCATCAAGGATCCACGCGTCCCTCCTGACACGCCCCTCCTTGAGACGTACAGCCCACGCCCACCGAGAGGCTTCACTTTGAACCCCATACCCACCGTCCGTCTTGAGGACTTCACCGCCGTCTCCGAGGAGGACATGTGGCTCCTGCTTCAGCTCTCCTGGGAGATGCAGAAGATCAAGCCACCAAAGGTGCACTTCCTGGTGAACGGGCACGCCCTTGAGGTACCCGTTCCATGGAAGAAGCTACCAAGCACCTCCGTGAAGAAGATCTCCATCAGCGGGAAGCGCGTCCCTAAGCCCAACCGAGTGCAGCTTCCCTTGACCAACGTCTGCGAGCACTGCAACAAGGAGGTCACCGCGCGCTCCTACAAGGCGTTCCACGGACCAAAGTGCTTCCGCGCCCCATGAAGCTCAAGACGACCGAGGTCAAGCCCCTTCGTGAGCGCCTCCTTCTTGAGCAGGGTGGCCGCTGCGCCCTCTGCGGTCAGCTCATCGATGAAGGCAAGGCTGTCCTTGACCACGATCACGCGACCGGGCACTGTCGCGGCGTGCTGCACCGCTCCTGCAACTCCGTCCTAGGCAAGTGGGAGCGAGGCCGACGCTACGGGAAGGACTTTGACCCCGTCCACGCCGCCAAGGGCCTCTTTGCGTACCTCACGAAGCCACAGACCTTGCCCATTCATCCATCGCACGGCCGCGTCAAGAGACGACGTAAATCCGTATAAATAAGATACCTTTGGGCGAACACCCGCTACAGGAGAAGAAATTGGAACGACCGACACATCCCTTTCACCACGAAGATCCGCACTGGCTGCGGTACGTGTGGCACCTCGCACGCTGGCACCTTCTGCAACAGAGGGACATCGCTGGCGCTTGCGGTATCAAGCTAACCACCTTCAAGTCTTATGATAATGTCCTTTCAGTAATGCGACAGGGCTGGGCGGAGGCCCGCGGCAGCGTTGCGTATGAGCTCATGCAGGTCGCCTCTGCGGATCCATATCTGGCGGATGACCCTGTTGAGCGCGCTCAGATCCGAACGCACAAGCTGGACGCGCTGAAGACGCTGCACAAGACCTTTGAGAAGCGCGACGAGCTCTCTGAGATGTCCAACGAGCGCGACAAGGACCGTGAAGCCCTTAAGGAGCTCACCACGGAGGACATCAAGGCTCGGGCCCGCAAGCTCCTCTTGGCATGAAGCCCAACCCCCGCATTGAGGCCCTTGAGGCCAAGCTTGAGCGCATCACCACCCTGCTGAAGCGCTTGATTTCCCAGCTGCCTGAAGCACAACGGGTAGCTTTACTGAAGGAGTTTGAGAAATGATTGATCTTGACAAGGCCCTGGCTGCCTACGAACACACAAAGCTGAAGGAGCTGCTCGCCCTTGCTGAAGGGGTCAACAAGGAGCTAATTGAGAAGCTCAAGGAGCACGTTGAAGCGCATCTCATCTTGAAGGAGAAGAACCTCTGGCTGCATGAGTACGCCCTCACGAAGGTCATTGAGCTCTATGAGCTGACGCCAGATGCGGAGGACTTTGACATCCGTATGAACAAGGCTGTTGCTCGAAGCGAAGCTCTACCTCGTCTTCGTGAGTCGCTTGAGAAGGCGCGTGCGCGCAAGGCTGAGTTTGCGGAGCTGCTGAAGTGAAGTACTGCCATCTATGCGGTTACGAGGACACCGCCGACACCTGCTTCCGTTGTGGAGGTAAGATGCACACCGTTCCGTATGAGCGCACCTCCTACTCAACACCACCTGACTGGACACCTGAAGAGGAAGAAGCCTTCAACGAACTGTCTAGCAAGGCTGAGTTCTACGAGGTGCTCGATGACGGGACCATCGTTCCATTTCCAAACGGAGAAACCAAATGACTGAACTTAAAGAAGCCCTGGCAACTGTAGATGCAAATGCTGATGCACTTTGCGAGGCGCGGGATGAACTTGCGCAGGCAAAGACAATGATGTACCACATTGAGAAGTTGCCTGAGCCTCGGGACATGTATGAGTACTTCAAAGCCCAACTTAGGCTTGAGGAAGCCCAATGGCGGTATGACAGGCTGCGTGCTGCGTTTGACGTACTGAAGGAGGCCAAATGACCACCCTTAATCTTCAGCAGGTGGCTGATGAGTTGAAGACAATGTGCGCAAGGCTGCGCGAAGATCCAGATGACATCTTCGCTCTTGGTACGATTGAGGAATGCGCTCGTGCTCTTGAGCGCTTCGTGAAAGAGCGCATTGCAAGCAAGAAAGCCAAGTGACCACCATGACCCCATTTGAGCACACCGTTGCCATGCTCAGCCTTTACACCACGAAGCTGCGCGTTGGTACCTTCTTGGGCACCCCTGCGCTGAACGCGCTGCCTTCAAGGGTGTACGTGGACGGTAAGCTAACCAATGCTTGAGCTACAGGCCCTCCTTGAAGAGCTGGAGCACCGCGCTACCTACGGCGGGTGCTTTGAGCGCCTCTTTAACACCAGCACTACCTTTGAGGACTACCCAAAGCACCACGAGTTCTTTGCCAAGGGGGTGGACTGCCGAACTCGGCTCTTCACCGCCGGGAACCAGGTCGGCAAGAGCACCTCATCCGCCTATGAGCTCACCTGTCACCTCACGGGTCGCTACCCCTCCTGGTGGACCGGCAAGCGGTTCGATGGACCAGTAAACGTCTGGATCGTTGGTAAGAACTCAGAGCTGGTGCGTCAGACCATTCAGCCCACCCTGCTGGGTCACGTTGGGAACTTTGGCACGGGCTTTATCCCGCTTGAGAACCTGGACGTTGGCACCCTGAAGGACGCCAAGAAGGCCAGCACCTCCATCCAGTCCTTCCGAGTGCTGCACGCCAACGGCGGCTACAGCACCGTCTCGCTGAAGTCCGGTGAGCAGGGTCGAGAGGCCTTCCAGGCCGCTACCTTGGACATCGTGTGGTGCGACGAGGAGATTCCGTTTGACGTCTTCAACGAGTGCCTGGTGCGTCTCATGGTCCGCAAGGGCATCATGATGTACTCCTTTACTCCACTCAAAGGCCGCACGGACATCATCAAGGCCTTCAGCGTCAACGGGGAGTTCGTTGAGGGCGACGTTGGCAACGGCCGCTACGTGGTGCGCTGCTCAATGGAGGAAGCAAAGCACATCAGCCGTGAGGCCATCGATGACCTTATCGCCAACACTCCTCCCTTCCTACGGGACGCACGTATTCACGGCATTCCAGCCCTCGGCGCCGGCGCCATCTACCCAGTTCCTGAGAGCGAGTACGTCATTCCCTCCTTCCCGATTCCAAAGCACTGGAAGCGCCTCTATGGCATGGACGTGGGTGGCAAGACCGCCGCCGTCTGGCTGGCGCAGGACCCAGAGACCAACCAGTGGCACACCTACCAGGAGTACTATCGAGAGCGAGCGGAGCCCAGCATTCACGCAACCGGCATTGCCTCCCGTGGCAAGTGGATTCCAGGCGCCATTGACCCTGCTTCACGTGGTCGCTCACAGATCGACGGTCAGCAGCTCATGAAGATGTACGAGGACCTGGGCCTCAAGGTCCAGAAGGCGGACAACGCGGTTGAAGCTGGCCTCTACACCATCTGGGAGATGCTGAGCACGGACCAGCTCAAGGTGCACGATAACTGCACGCAGCTCATCCAGGAGATCCGAAGCTACCACCGGAATGAGAAGGGCGAGGTTGTTAAGAAGGACGACCACCTCTGTGACGCCTGGAGATACGGGGTCATGACCAGGGACATCGCTTGCACTGAACTTGCCGCTAAGCCGGTGGTGTTGAACAGCATTCCAACTGTGTCGCCTTGGCGATAAATAGAACCCTACGCGTAGGAGAACACATGGACATCATCCAAACCGCGCTTAAGCGCTTCAACGACGCCCAGCGCGTCTATGACCGTCAACGAGCTGAGGCACGGGAGGACCTGCTCTTCGTTGCAGGGAACCAGTGGACCGACCAGGCTCCAGCTGGGGACTTCAGGCTCACGGTTAACCTTCTTGGTCCCTTCCTGAGGCAGATCACCGCGGAGGCACGTGAGGCCAACCCCTCCATCAAGGTCATTCCCGTTGGCTCAAGTGATGTGGAGCTGGCCTCAGTTTACGAAGGTCTCATCCGGCACCTTGAGCAGAAGTGCGACGCGGCCAACGCCTATCAGCAGCAGATGTGGTACGCCGCGGCCGCCGGTGAGGGATATCTGCTGCTGGACAGCGAGTACATCGACGCGGACTCCTTTGACCAGGATCTCGTCATCTCAGGTGCAAGCAACCCCGCCAAGGTCTTCCTGGATCCGCTGCACGAGCTGCTGGACGGCTGCGACGCGGAGTGGGGCTTCATCATCGAGGACCTCTCAGTTGATGACTACAAGCGCCGCTTCCCAAGGAGCAAGCTCACCGAGAAGCTCAACAACGTAACCAGCACCAACGGCTGGCAGGCGCTCTCCCTTCCTGGAGACTGGCTGAACCAATCCTCCGTTCGAGTGGCCAAGTACTTCGTGAAGGACTACACCGACAAGACGATCTACCAGGTCTATGACCCAGTGAAGAATGAGGAGTACGTCTCTGAGGAGAAGCCGGACGACACCAAGATCGTTCTGCGCAAGCGCGTCGCTCAGGTCTGCAAGGTCAAGCGCTACGTGCTGAATGCCCTTGAGGTCCTGGATGAAAGCGATTGGCCGAGCAAGTACCTGCCCATCATCAAGGTCACTGGGGACACCTTTGCCATCGGCGGCCAACGGGTACAGTACGGCGCCATTCGTCACGCCAAGGACAGCCAGCGTCAGTACAACTACCTGGTCTCCCGTCAGACGCAGCTCATTGACATGGCACCTAAGAGCCCCTTCATCGGCGCCACAGGGCAGTTTGCCAACAACGCCGAGAAGTGGGCGAACTCCAACGTCATCCCATTTGGCTTCTTGGACTACACGCCGGTGGTCGAAGGCGGCATCGCTGTTCCTCCTCCACAGAAGGTCTCCGGCGTCGACGTTGGCACCCTGCAGGCTATCGCCGCTACCCGCGGCAGCGCCTATGAGGACATTAAGCTGGTCTTCGGGTTGAATGACGCATCGCTTGGTCGTCCAGGCAATGAGATCTCCGGCATCGCTATTCAAGAGAGAAACAGCGCCTCCCGTAAGAGCACCTATCAGTACTTTGACAACCTCTTGGTGGCCATGCGCTGCCTTGGTCGCCAGCTCGTGGAGCTCATTCCCTCCTTCTACGACACGGACCGCATCGTACGCATCGTGAAGCCCGATACCTCGGAGGAGCTCATCGCGATCAACAGCATCAGCAATAACTACCGCTACAACATGACCAAGGGCACCTTTGACGTCGTCGTTGAAACAGGTCCAGCCTTTGCCAACAAGCGTCAGCAGTCCCTGCAGGCGCTGCAGGGCATCATGGGCGTTCTTCCTGAGAGCTCACAGGTCATCGGGGACCTGGTCGCCAGCATGGTGGACAGCCCAATTGCCAAGGTCGCTGCGAAGCGCATCAAGGCCACCATTCCTCCCAACATCCTGGCTGCAACCGGCGAGGACGACCAGGAGGACATGGCTCCAGCCGAGATGGTGAACATACTGAAGCAGCAGCTGGCTCAGCTTCAAATGGAGGTCGAGAAGGCGGACCTCGAGAAGCAGGAGCTGGAGCTTCGCGTGAAGGTCGCGGAGGACAAGACCGCAATGGAGCTAACCAAGAGCGACATGGAGCACCAGCGGGAGCTTATGCAGCTTCAGCACCAGCAGGAGGTAGCGGAAGCTGAGGTCATCATCAAGAAGAAGCAGCTGGAGCTGACGGAACGTAAGTTGGCCCTTGAGGAGAAGAAGCTTGAGCTCGCCGCCGCCGGCAAGCTGGGTGATCTGATGCTTAAGGACGACGTCTCAATTCCAAGTGAGGCGAACATCGGTGGAAAGCTTGACTAACAACTTTCCGTATAAATAACCACACGCGCTACCATTTACTGTCGGGCGCACAAGGAGTAACTATGAGTGATGTAGCTAACGCCGCCACTACCGAAGAGGAACAAGTGCAGGGCGATGAGACGGAAGCAAGCACCGTCACCTCCGCTACAGAGGTAGAAGAAACGCAAGATGAGTTGAAGGACGGCCAACCGCAGTCCCAAGACGAAGGAACGAAGAAGAAGTCAGGCTTTGCCCGTCGCGCTGAGAAGCTAATGCGACAGCAGGAGGAACTGGAAGCTGAGCTCTCATACTGGAGAAATCTGGCCCTTGAGAGCGGTAAGGTGAAGGAACCTGAAGCAAAGGTGGAGCCGAAGCTGGAGGACTTTGACAGCGTACAGGAGTTCATCGCCGCCAGGGACACCTGGCTTGAGGAACGACTGCTGGAGAAGGTCACCAACAAGGTCAGCACGCAGACCTCTCAACAGAAGGCCCTGGACACGCATAACAAGCGCGTTGAGGCCACCAAGAAGGAGCTGGCTGACTGGGACGACGTCTTCGATGAAGCAGGTGACATGAACGTACCACCGGACACCGCGCAGTTCATTCTTGAAAGCGACGCTGGTCCGAAGATTGCGTACCACCTGGCTAAGAACCCTTCGGAGCTTGAGAGACTACAGCGCCTGTCGCCAACCCGTCGTCTTGCCGAACTTGGAAAGCTTGAGGATAGGCTGGCAAAGCCCGCTGCACCAAAGAAGGTAACAGCAGCACCGGCTAAGCTGGCAGAAGTTAAAGGTGGCTCTGACGCCCCCGCAACCGGCACGGCACGCTCCTACAGTGAGTGGAAGGCCAATCGGGCACGTCAAGCAAGCTAAATCATTCAATAGGAGGTCCTAAGTGACTACGACAAACAAGTTTCTTGACATCGGTGACATCACCTACATGTCCGCTGAAGTTCTGACCAACAGCTTCGGCTTCACCAAGACAATCAACCGCGAATACGACGACCGCTTTGCCCGCACAGGCGCAAAGATCGGCGCTGTAACCAACGCACGTCTTCCAGCTCAGTTCCGCTTCTCTAACGGCGCCGCGCTGGATCCGCAGGCTCTTAACGACAAGGGCATGCCGGTTACCCTCAACAAGCTCTATCAGCGTTCCTTCGCTGTGGACAGCGTCGACATGAGCCTTTCGGTTGATGACTTCGCTGGTCGCTACCTGAAGCCAGCCATGCTAAGCATGGCCGCTGAAATTGACTACGACGGTCTTCAGGCAATGGTGAAGTACGTTGGCAATGCCGTTGGCACGCCAGGCACCGCCATCGACGACCAAGCTGAGCTGAACACCACGGTTGCAGCCGCTCGTCAGCTTCTGAGCAAGAACCTTGCCCCAGTCGGTGAGAAGAAGTTCATGCTGGGTGACAGCTCGTGGGTATCCAAGGGCAGCATCTACAACGTGAACGTGTTCAACCCACAGGGCTCTGTTTCCGCAGCCAACAGCACCGGCGTCGTCTCGACCTGGGGCGGATTTGACTGGATGGAGACTGAGCTTGCTCCAACGCACGTGAACGGCACTCGCGCTGGTACCCTGGCCATCAACGGCGCAAGCCAATCCGGCGCTTCGCTGGTGATTGATGGCTTCTCCAGCGGCTCGCTCGCAGTTGGCGACGTATTCACCATCCCTGGTGTTTACGCCGTCAACGCTCAGACGAAGGAGGCATATGACTTCCTGCAGCAGTTCTCGGTAGTTGCAACTCCTGGCACCGGTGCCAGCCAGACCTTCACCATCTCTCCTGAGATTGTTGGTCCTGGCGACCCACGTCAGAACGTCTCGGCTCTGCCAGCTGACGGCGCGCTCATCACCGTTCTGGGTGCCAGCGCTGCTTCCACACAGTACGCCTTCGGCTACACCAAGGACGTCATGGTCTTCGCTACCGCTGACCTGGACGAGATCACCTCCGGTGCTGACAGCTTCCGCGCTTCAGTTCCTGAGCTCGGCCTCTCGGTTCGTATCGTCAAGCAGTTCGACATCCGCTCGAACCAGCACCTGATGCGTATCGACTGCCTCGGTGGTTGGGCTCCGCTGTACCCACAGCTTGGCGTGAAGATCGCTACCAAGTGATGAACCAGCCCCTGGAGCAATCCAGGGGCACTGAATAAAGGAAACTGACATGAGCGTTACATCAAGCCCAAGCACCACCCTCTCGGAAGTCAAGCAGACGCTTGGCACCGGCGCAGTCGTGGTGACCAATGAAGACGGAGCCATTGGCTTCTACGGTGCAGACCCAATTGCCAAGCCAACGCTTGGCTCAAACGACGCAGCTGGCATCATCGCCGCTCTCGTTGCCCTCGGTCTCGTAACCGCGGCCTAATCAGCCAGATAGGGGGAAGCCTGTAATGGGCTTCCCCTTTCTCATAAATAGAGGGCACAAGGAGGAGCAATGACGACCACTCGAAACCTCATCAAGGGCGCACTTCGCCTCATCAACGTCACCGCTGCCAACGAAGAACCCTCTCAGGATGACATGGAAATATCGCTGTCCTCCCTCAATGGGTTGGTGGACAGCCTTGGAAATGACATCCTCAACATCTACACGGTCCAGCCGTACTACTTCCCACTCACCCCTGGAAAGCAGCACTACACCCTTGGTCCAGCGCTGGACAGCGCGGGGAACCTCACTGGTGCTGACTGGGTGATCACTCGACCAATGCGGATTGAGCAGGCAAAGCTGCTGCTGTATCCGACCATCACGTATCCATCTGAGCCCGTCGTTGTAGGCTGTAACCTGGTCTCCTCGCAGGAGGACGCCAACGTCTTTGAGCTGTGGCACTTCGATGAGGGCATTGGAGCAACGAGCACCACGGCCTCCGTCTGGGTCTACGAGGATGACTCTCAGCGGACGTTGACGATGGGCACTGGCTGGTCCCTTCAGAATGGCTGCTGCGATACCGGCCTCTTCCTAGGTAACGAGGACACCCTCACGGAGCACACGCTGTCTCCCAACGCGGGCGGCGGCTTCATTGGACCGACGCTTTCCCTACCGGATGGCTACACCATTGAGTTCTCGCTCTTCAACAACGGCGCAACGGACCCAAGCCCCTATGACTACATCGAGGTCTTTAGGCACGACGCCATCACCTACGGAGACGGAGACGGCGTTGTCACCATCCGTGGCTTCAAGGGGAACCAGAACCTGTACATCGTTTACGGCGGCGACATCGACAGCGGCACCCTGGCAACCATCCCGCTTGAGGTCGACACTTGCACCGCGATCTGCATTGAAGGTGCAACCGGTGGCTCGCTCAGCATCTACGCCAATGGAACTCGCGTCCTGAACATCCCGATGGACAACAACGACTTCTGGAGCACCTACGGCACGATTGAGAATACAGGCGGCTTCACGGTCTTCAGCAACGTCGGTGCCTTTGCAAGCCAGCTCATCATCGACGAGTACCGCCGAA